AGTTTGCATAGCGTATGCCCTGTCTCGAGCTGCCTCAGCCTCTCGTTCTGCGGGTAATGTCTCTGCATCAACCATGTTAAGCATGGCCTGAGCCTGCTCTTTCTTAGCCTGAGCCTCTAACTTAGCTGTCTCAGCTGCTTGATTAGCCATATCTAACTGCATATGCTGCTCTTGCATAGCCTTCTGAGCTTCTTGCTGCTCAGCTTGAGCCTGCATAGTTGCATCATCATCTAATGGCATGAACTTATCTGGGTCTAGATCTAGCGACTTAGCCACTTCACTAAGCACAGCGCGTCTATCTGTTAATGGCAGATCAACTTCGTTGGTTGTCATCTGCGCAAATTGGATCAGACGCTGTGACTGTACTTCTTTAGCCAATAATGAGGTCGATCCACGGGCCACAATCTTCATGTCACCCTTAATATTTTCTTTTATGTTCCAGCGCATGTTCCAGTCGTATAAGCTGGAAATTAAAGGACTCGTTAAATAATCATCAATGTTCTTAATAATTGATTTAACCGCTATAGAGGCTGCACCCATTAACATGGACATACCTGAAGCTGTCTTTGTCATGCCCGGAGTGTGTCCACCATGACTATAAGAAGGCATCGATGTTTCTTCGTCAGCAAATCGCCTAAACAACTCGATCACTGTGGTCAGATGGGCTGAAACATTTTGAGGCTGGTAGAAACGCAACATGGGTGTCGCTGAATCCCCACCTTCTCGTAACCAGATCTTCCAAGGATGGATGTCAGTTACATCTGCTCCAGCTGGAAGCATGTTCGTATTCACCTCAACTTGAGGGCCAGAAGAGATTGCTTGGTTATCAATGAAGATTCTTACCGCTGCATTGATAGTATCTTGGGAGTCCCGCATCATTTTCGGTACGCCTGTGCCCCATAACTGGTGAGGAGTGCGCTCGTATGGGAACAACTGGAATGGAAGACCACCACCTTCATGTGGATTTAAACGAGCACGGATCACTTTAGATCCGCAGACCCATACGTTAGCTTCGTATTCTTGAGTCTCATCTTCAACTTCTAGTCCAGCCTCAACAAGATCTGCCCCATCAACTAAACCCCACCATTCAATGACTTCAAATCGATTCGATGTTGTCTTCATTAACTGACCAGAAATATGACGGCGAGATTGTTCATGAGTCATCTCGACATGATTTCCATCTGGACTATCGGAAATAGTTTCTTCAATATTATCTATGCTAAAACCAGTCATCCGCTTTAATTCGCGGAATTGATACTTGGTCATTACATGCCGGTGGAAGACTCCAGATAAATCGTTTAAATCAACGGCGTATGGATCAGGGTAAACATCGAAAATTGATACATATTCGACATTCGGTTTTGCGATTTCTTCCGAAGACATCATCCAACCATCAGGCGTTTCTGCCCAACGTTGTTTGGTTTCCACTTTGACTGTGGCACCCTTCACACAACCCGTTCCAAGCATGCAAGATTCCATAATGGCTTTCTTGTACACGCCTTCGTAATTTAATTCTTCCAGCTGATCCTTCATCTCAATGGTCATGAGTTCAGCACGCTTCTTTGCAATCTTTCGAGCTTCTGAAGCAGCCTCTTCCATGACTTCTTCTACACGCTGCTTGGCCAACTCCATTGGATCAATCTGTAGCTCTCCACCTTCAGCCTGTAACTGCTGCATGATGGCTTCTACTTCAGACATAGCCCGTTGGTGTAGCTCAACAATAGACGGCTCATCCATCATCTCAGGGACGCTGGTAGGCTCTATGCTCCAAGGCATATCTCCAGCGGGAAATAAAAGATCAATGATGCGACTGTATGCCGCCATGGTCTTCTCTCGCGTGAGACGTACATAAATTTGTGAACGGTTAGGATCAGCAGACAATCGAGCTTGAGTCGTCTCATCGTATTGCGCATTAAAGGCACGCAGGTCTTTAACCCAGTCCTCTTCAATGTCTTTACGAGCATCGCTCCACTCTACAAAGCGGTTGCGCAGCGTTCCGCCTAACGACTCAGCAGCCTGTTCATTGGCAGCTTGCTCGTCAGTTTGCGAATCTTCTTCACCTTCTTTGTAATCAATGATCATTTAATACCCTACACCCGTTTGAGCGGCTTTAAACTGTCTGATGTTGACCACGGTGCGGCCATAATTCCTAGGCATCCTGCGATACATTTCGCACGCAATGGCATAAGACATCACTCGGTCATCGTAATAACCGTGCCTTGAGTTAGTGCTGCCGTTTGCATGAACAACGTAGGTTTCCATTTCGTCAATCGTCTCTAGACAGCGGATGCCAGATTCGGAGTCTCGAGTGATGGATGCGAGGTTGTCGATAATTAAAGGTTTTGAACGAGAGGTAGTTAGCCATCCAACCTTCTTGAATTGCTTTCCATCGTATTCCCGCTCTAGCTCTTCTTGCATGTAAAGGTTGGGGTAACCTTTGTTCTTCAATATAGTCAGTGTGGTGAGTCCATGGTTGTTACGCTCGACACCCATAAAGGCTCTTCGGTACAACATACCCAATGCATACAATAGGTCTCCGAAATGATCAGGAGAAATCTTTCCATGCCACTGGGCAACTTGGTCACCATTCTCATCAAGGACATCTGCACAAGAGAAGTCCCCTTTGTCTAAACCTTCTGCTACGTCAGCTCCGATCACATAACGCTTGTTTGATTGAGGGGCTTCCCAGACTCTTAAACAGCCATCCTCTTTTTCAATCAATGTTTGTGATTCAATCTGAAGGTCAGCTGTCATCGTTGGGGAGTAACATTCATCTCTTGCGGCCATAAGCCATGTAGATACGAACACACTTCGACCCGAGGAAATGAAAGCCTCGTTCGCTGAAATCGGATACTCTTGTCGAAACAACTCATCAGAGCGTAGCTCCATGATTTTATTGCGCCGCCAGTAAAGCTGATTGTTTGTTAAGCCTAAGCTCTCAACCATCTGCTCTTCTTGTTTAGTTCTTACAAAGTCTACTGGGCATAACATCACATACTCAGGTTGCCAGAACCAAGGCACAAAGATGAGTTGATAGTTACCCTCACCGCGTTGAGCTGCTTGAACCATCTCGTAGAAAACACCACCAACACCGTTGGCTGTTGACTCGAGAATAACTTCAGTACCAGACTCAGAAGGAACCGCTTGCAAGACGCCAGCTAAATGCTCTTCACCATTGGGCCAGAAGCCAACTTCTGATCCATGAAATAATTGTAGGGTTTGAGATCGGCCTACCGCTTTGTTACCCGCAGTACCCACCTTATAACCAGAATCTATCTTGTCGAACATGAGTTCTTTAGCATTAGAACTTGAGACCGATGGTGCGAAAGGATTGCCGTCATGATAACGGCGTACCATGTCAAACAAGTTGGCAGTGGCTTCATGCTCATGGGTCAAGATGAATGCACGCTTACCTCGGTTCTGACTAACCTTGTGATAGAAACGAGCTTCAGTGTAGGTGGAACATCCTTGCTGACGGCCTTTAAGAATTAATGCTCTGACCATTCCAATCTTGGCTAGCTGTTCCTCACACTTTTTATGAATGTAGTTCTGAGCTTTGTTAAGCTCGAATCTTTTCTCATCACCCTTCTTTGTTCTGATGTTCAGACATGACTTAGCGAAGTAAGGGAAGTTAGTCTTTAACGCCCGAAGCTTTTTTTGTTCTGCCGGTGTCATATCTTATCAATGTCATCAACTGACGATACTGATGGCGCTTGTGTGAACTCACCCTCAATAGCAAACTCTGAGTCATCATCTAAAGAAGGTAGGTCAGCGATAACAGATTCAATGGCTACCCTAGAGTCCACGGTTTTCTTATCAGTGAACATGGCAAGGTGACGGCCTAACTGAGTCCAAGCAGTGACCCTAGATCCGGGCGAACCGAACTCCATGTCCTTTGCCTCTTTGATAAGACCACGGACGACCATCTCTTCGTCTATCAGTGACTTTTCTTTAAGCTCAGTCATTCGCTCTTGCATAAATAACCTTGAATGATGTTTGTTTAATATCTTAACGGCGACTTTTTTCTGGATGATCTGCGCTGCTTCCATCGCACGAGAAAGATTAAAGTCAACCATATAAGACATTAGGAAATGTTCTTGTCGCACGGTAAGCAATGTCCCTGTCTCTTCAAGGATCTGGCCACCGTGTCTTTGCTGTGCGCTCTTTAGTCCATTACGAGAACACCAGCGTTTGAATTTTTCTTTGCGCCGATCTTCTTTCGCCTTGTTTTCAGCGATGATAGCGTCTTCTTCCTTCTCTCTTTTAAGTCTGACAGACCAAGCTTTCTTTTCTTCAGAGGTTAAAGGAGTTTCTCGTTTCTTAGCGCCGCTTCGGCTTTGGACTGAGTATTGGTCAGCCATTTGGCCTCCAACATAAGATTTTGTTTGCGGATATAAAAATCCCCGCTCGGCTTAGGAAGACGGCGGGGAAGACTGCAACGATCTAGGAGGAAATCGCTTAGCTAGTTCTTCATTACTGAAGAGATTCAGCCACTACGCCTGAATCTATTCCCTTTATTATAGTGTCGTGCGCACTCCGTCAACCCAATATATTAAAAAACTCTATTTATTTCATGAGACTGGGGGGGGTAACTAACCATGCAGTATATTTTGAGTTAGTTACCCCTAATCCTAGGAGATTAGTGCTTGTCACTAAGTGTAGTGAAACGTATATAAGCGTAGGTATTCGGCAGAGGCGCAGCATTTTATGAATTACCCTGATTAATGGCACAATCGGCAGGGAATTACGTCCCTAAATGATGGTGATTTTTGGGGGTCATACTAAGGGGAGATGATGTGGGGTTTTGGGGGGGATTAAGCAGAAGCGCAGTAACCAGTACAAAAAATAACACCGACCTGTTCGCCTGCTGGACAGGTACCTGTTCGCGTGCTGGACAGGTCGCTACTTATGTTAGTGGTTACTAACCTTGTAGACCGAGTGTTTACGCGGGTTTAGCTAATTTGGTAAAGACAATCAATACAACCCCGACCTGTTCGCCTGCTGGACAGGTACTTTCGACCTGTTCGCCTGCTGGACAGGTAAACGCCCTAATCAGCCCATAATCTCAGTATTTTGGTTAGTATCTCCTAACCTGCTAGACCAAGTTGTTTCGGGGCTTCAGCGTATGGCGCAGAGGATCGTAATCCCAACCCATCAGATAGCTAAACTTACTATGTGTTTCAGAATGCCACTATGTTAGTGGACACTAACCTGAGAGACCAAGTGTTTACGGGGTTTCTCTCTTTCTCTGGGGGATTTTAAAATCGGCAAGAGGCCAAACGCAGGAGATTTGCCAGAAAATAACGCCACATCCCAGCAACCACAAGGGATAGCGTCCATTTGTTAGGTTAATAATCCCTAGAGATTTAAAAGTCTCCCACTCTACCTTGTTAAAAAAAAAAGAATTACTTCGTAACAAGAAAAGAAAAAGCCGGAATGCTGACGCAATCCTGAGCTGGCGAAAACGCCATCCCGATCCAGAGTTTTTACGAAATAAAATTACGTCCATTCGATGGGTGGATTTAAACCCTGTTGGACGACCAAACATTCCGTGGGGAATTTTTTAAAAATTTTTTTGGGGTCTATCCAACTCACAAATTGCCCTATTCTGAGCAGTATGACCAATCAATAGGACGGAAATACGACAGATATGTAGCAGGAAGGGGTCAAATCGTTCGCTCACGGCACGTTTAAACAAATCTGATGCCAACATATAGGGTCGAACACAAACGCCCCTTAGAATCTTTCGTAGGAGCGAAATTAAATACTACCACAATAAAGCCAGCACCTTATATACACACCCTGAAAAAACACACCACCAGCTAGCACAAGCCAATTCTGTACAAATCACACCCAAAGCCCCACCACACCTACGTTTCAGTGACGCACTAGGAATTTTTCTTAGATGGAATTTTTTTTTGGGGTAATTTTTTTGGGAGTTGTCCCAACTTTTGGGAAAAATGGTTCTAGTTTTCGAGGGGGTCTTTAAATACGCACACCCCACCTTGCGTGAGTTACGCCCGTTTGCCCCATACCCCCCTCCAGCATACGGTTTTGCCCTAGGCTAGGTCGTTTAGGTTCTAGGAGATCGAAGGAGATCGAGGGAGTTAGTCCGGATCATCCGGAGTTAAAAGCATTTGGCAACGCGCCGCATAATCCCCAGTAAGGCATTATAAGTTATCAGCCGAGCAATCATGCAGAGCGATACAAGGAATCAAGAT